AAGCACCTGTATCATCGCCATATATTATATCTAGTCTTTCAAATGTTGCTGTAGTTGGTGCTGCGTCTAAAATTACTTGCGTTCCATTAAACACACTAAACTGCTGACCGTTAATTTCATATACTAAATTAACACTTTCATAGGTTAAACCACTAACCCAACGCATTCCACCACTAACAACACGATTAACACCACCTGTAGAAATACCTAAAGAGTTTTTAAACGCTGTTTTAGTCATGGCTCTAGATAAAGGCGTTCCATTCACATCAACAACAACATAAACTTCATCATTATCATTTAGTATTTCTGTATTTTGTAAATTTGTTACTTTTGTAGCCATTATTCTTCTATTATAATATATTCGTTATCTTGTGTTAATATAAATTCACCATCCTCTGTTATTAGATAATTATCAGGACTTACAACAAAACCAACATCACCTAAATTATCAATATAAGCTGATTGATATTGCTCTTTTGATTCTATTGTTAACTTATACCCGTTAAAGTCGCTTTTAGAACCGCCTGTGGTTAATTCTAAGCCTGTTATTTTAGCACCGTTATACAATCCACCTATTTTATAAGAACCATCGTTAAACTCGACTATATAACGTAAATCAATATCTTTAATTTTGTTTAACTCAACCGTTGTTACTAAGTTTTGTTTTTGCAAGTCAAAAGAAACAGTTTGGTTATACAAAATACCTGTATCGTTGTTCTGTATGTTTTCTTGAAAACTAGAATTTACACCCTCATACTTATAAATAGTAGTAGATGGAAATGTAGTTAATTCTACACCCTTTTCTGCTACTATTTGACCGAAACTATAATTTATATACTTAAACAAATAAACATTTTTAACGCCACCAATGTTATTGTAACAACTAATCTCTGTCCTGCCTTTCGTTAATATGCTCATTGTGTTGTTTTAAAAATAACTTCAACGCTTTTAAATGTTTTTCTTTAACCTCGTTAAATTCTTTTTTTCTATTGTATTCTTTCATAAATTTTTACCAAAAAATAAACCACTTATAGTTCTAACGCCCGTTTTAGGGTCTACATCATACTCATTATCTTGAGTGTCGTTATATTCTGATATTTCAGAACCTTTATCACATAAAAAATCTTCTAATCTACTTATATACGCATCAGCTTTACTTTCATAACGCTTTATGTATTTGTTTAAATCATCTTGCGATGGCGTTTCTGAATCTTCTGATGTATGTCTGTAAGAACCACCGTTATTAAACCATATAGAACCAATACCAGCGTAATCAGCAAAAACACTATGCCACACTATTTGCTTTAAGTAGTTTTCATACATTTGTAAATATAAACCTGCTAAAGTATCTGCGTTAAAATCAGTTAATATTTTATCATATAGTTTAGTACCTAATATTGGCTCTAATATCAACACCTGCACATCATTAATTAAATGCGTGTATTTATCAGGGTCAACATTACCGCCCATTGGTGTATTCTTAACTATTTCGCTTGATGTTACTAAATTGATTGCCATTATTTTCTATATGTTGGGTCTAAACTCCACCAGTTATTTAAAGGTGATGCACTTTGCGCTACTTCTTTAGGGTTTTCATCCCATTTAGCATCTTTTCTATCTGATGGGTCTAATTTTAATATTAATTTCTTAGCTTCATTAACACTTATTTTGTTATTGCCTTTCTTTAAGAATATAACACGTTTCCACCAATGCTTGCAATTAACACCGCCTTTGTATAAAAATACGTTATAACTACTCTTGCCTTTAGGTGCAAAATCTTCATTGTAAACGCTTTTAAAGTTTAAATCCTCCTCTCTATATACTTTACCAGCACTTAATACTTTTTTGCAAAATTCCCTATCACCTGTATCTTTTCCTGCGTACTCATAACGTATTTTAAATAAACTTGTATCTTGTTCGCTGTTCTTTTTTGATGTTTTAGGTGAACTTGCAAACTCAAAAACAGTATTTAATTGCGTTTCGTTTAATGTCATTTCGTGGCAATCCCTATAATCTACTAATTCCCATTCTTCTTGCGAAACTGTTTCACCTAACTCTATTAAACTATCTACATTAAAATTTTCACTAAGTTCTACTGTTTCTTCATTTTCTTCCTCGTCTACTGTTTCATCTACAGGCTCAACCTCATCTTCTGTAGTTTCTTCTGTACTCTTATAAGTATCTCTTAATGGTATAAATACTAAATCTGTTTCTAAACCTGCTAATTCTAAAATAGTTGCTAATTCATCTATAAATAACTCTTGTTTTGGGTTTATTTGATAATCTTGAACTAATTTACTCTGTACATCTAATTCATCAGCGTTATTAGCCAACCCGTTAGCGGTTGCAATACCAAATAAATTAGGGTGTGCGCCATGTGCTGTTATTAGTTGCTGTCTAGCTTCATCTACTAAGAATTGCCATTGGTTGTGAGCATCATTAACTTCTAAAGGCACTATTGTAACCTCTGCATCTTTAGAATCATTAAAAGAAATTATAAACTTACCAGCGTTTGATGTGCCTGCTAAATGGTTTTTAATTTTATTTTCTATTTGTTGCTTTTCTTCATCGGTTAAATCACCGCCATTGTTTAGATTAACTATGTAACCAAAACTTAAACCGTTTTTAATGTGATTAATAAAAAAGTTGCTTATTTCTTCCTCTGTTTCTGCGTATTGTAACGCTGCTAAATAATCTGGATCACTAAAATAAAACTTACCTGCTGAATAAGGTCTAACACTCTTAATGCTTAATGCTTCATTAACTTTACCATTAACTATTTTAAAAGAAGGGTATGGAATAGGCTTGTATTTATATACATCATCCCAATTTTCACAATAATAAATAGTTTCTATCTCACCTTTGTTATTTGCTTTTGCAGGTGCTAACTTATTAGTTGGTATATGCATTATTTTAGCAACACCACCACCTTTAGCACGTATAACCTGCATATCATATTGCCCAAACATCTTTAAATCAGCTAAACACTTCTTTTGTTCTCTTTTTGGAAATATCTCTACTAATTCTTCATATACTTCATTAGAACCGTTTAAACTAATGCCTTTACCATAATATAATTGAGTGAAAGTGTCTATTATAATCTTATTAGTAGGACTGCCATTATATCTGTCTATTATGTACTTAAAAAAAGAATTTCGTCTACCGTTTAAAACCCATTTATCTATATGGTTTTCCTGTATCTCTGGTTTAACATAATTCGATAACTGAATTAATGATATACTATTTTTATTATACATTTATTTTGTAATTTTGTAAAGTTTGAGAAGTTGTAAATGCTTTACCCCTCCATAAAACTCTATTATTAGAAACGTCTATTAATTTAAGTCTAAACGTTTGATTGTCGCTTGCTGTATAACTGAATGTTATGTTTAAATTAGGAAATGTAGAACTGTTTACTGTTAGGCTAGAAAAATCTATTGTAGTTGTATTTGCATTATCTTCATTATATACTTCTAAATCATAATCTGCAATACTTTCATATCTAGGAGTAACGTCTATTGTTTGGCTTGAACCTATCGAAAATATCTTCATACTATATAAACAATAATATGTTGTTTTTGTTTTAAAATAAAAAAGCACCCCTTAGGATGCTCTTTAAACTAAATAAATATGAAAAGAAACTATGGTGTTACATCAGTTCCGCCAACTAAAGCTAATAAAGCTGTAACAGTTGCACTATCTAGGAAAGGTGCTGGGTCTGTTTCTGTTGCTGTGAAAGTAATGTTATATCCGTTGAATTCTCCTTTTGCACCACCACTAACAATATCACCTGTTACTGCTGTGCCATCAGAAATACCCATAATCTTATAGTTATCCATTCTATCTTGAACAACTACTACGGGTCTTGATTTTACTACTAATGCTAATTCTCTAGCACTTAATAATGTTTGTTTTTTTAATGCTACCGCCAATGATTGCTCATATATCGATGTACCTGCATTAATATCTTGTGTAAATGGTTCATTAAATGTATTACCATCTGCTAAGAGTTCATATTTATAGACCACAGTAACAGCAGCATCTATTGCTGTTGCTTCGGAATTTGCTACAGTAAAACTATCTTCTAAGTAGTCTAACAAATAAATGGCTTTTAATCCACCTATTGCATCGCTACATGGTTCTGTTCTACCTCCTGTTAATAAACACGCCATTTTTTATATGTATTAAAAAAAGGGTGGTAGTTAGATTTAACACACCACCCTTTTAAAGTTATTAATTAACTATCTTAGTTACTTGCGTTTAAAATACCGTAAGTAATCACATCTTCTGGGTTGGCTACTTGAACACCATCACCCCATTTCATTACAACATTAACGTTATCAGAACCATCTAAAGGTGATTGGTCTATAACATCAACTCTTTGAGCATCACCACTTGCACCAACACCATAATAAAGGTTATTGTCGTAAGTTGCAAACATTATATTATCTGACATTCCAGAACAATGAATTAACGGAATACCCTCGAAGTTTAAAGGTGCTGTACCATCATAGTACTTATCCATATATCCTAAAGCTGCCATTGCAGTAATATAGAATTTTCTTGCTGATGTAGGGATTCTAATTGCAAATCCTTCTGCATCATATAATGCACTTCCTGCTGCATCTCTAATCAATCCTAATTGAGCGATTATATTAGCCGCACTTAAAGTAGTACCTGCTATTTCATAACCTGCTGGCTGTAATGCTTCAGTTAAAAATAATGTTTCAAAACCATCAAACTCACCTGCTGTTGCAGTAGTACCACTCCAGATTGTGTTTTCTCTTGATTGTGCTACATTCGCTGCTGCAAGACCTACTAAATGGTCTGCAAAAGTGCTTGCTACTCCATTGTGTCTTGAACCTCCCATACTGTCAAAAGTTGGTCTGTATTTAGACTTACATAATTTAAGATTAACTTCAAAATCTTCTAAAGTTAATACTCTTTCGTTTCTTGTAACAGTACCTACATCAGTAAAATCACAAGTTGCATTTGCGATAATACCAGAAAGGTTTAAACGAGGGATATTCCATTTGTGTTGAATACCATCTACGAATGTTACACCACCATTAGCTACAGAGCTTGGCGATTTTAATACAGCAGAATAAAAGCGGTTTGCCGCTTCGCCTGCATAATTGCTACTAATTGTTTCAGTTGTTGCCATTTTTTATATTTGATTTATTGCCAAACGTTTACAAGGTTCGCCATTACTCGCCCTCTAATAGTGTCTGTTTTTAGTTCTACTTTTTCTGATACTGATTCTGGATTAGCTTTTATTGGCTCAACCTCTGGTTGCTTTGCTAATTCAGTTTCTAATTCTTCAATCTTAGTTTCTTTAACCTCATCTTGTTGAGATAATTCAGTTTTAAAATCTTCGATCTCTTTTTTAACCTGTGCTTTAAATTCAGAAAGATAATCGCCTAATGCGTTTTTAATTTCCTCTAAAGCTTCTGGTGTCATTTCTTGTGTTGGTTCTTCTGTAGTAGGTTCTATTACTTCCTCACTTACAACCTCCACAGCTTCAACTTTTTCGTCTACCTTTTCCGAAAAGGAAAAAATATCTTTAAGTTCTTTAATAAAATCCTGCTTTGTCATTTTTATATTTGATTTAAAATTAACTTCCTCTAGTCCTAATAACGCATCAATACTAAAACCTTTAAAAGTTCCTTCCTGTGCTTCTTTATATATTTCATCAGATACTTTAGCCATAGTTACCCATGTGCCTTTTTCATATCTTTTACCAAATGAATTAGATTTATCTTTATCAGGATCTTCTACCTGCCAGCTTTCTACAAATGAAACATCACTAAGTTTAGTTTCGTGTTCGCTTGTTGAGTTGTTTTGAAAACCGTTTTTAATAAAGTCGTGTGCTAAATTTCCAATAGTATCTTCTGAAAACGTAATATAAAATTCATTACCACCAACGTTTCTATATATCTTTTTATTAGGTATTAATACAGCACCTAATAATAGCCTTTTAGATTCATCAATAGCAGCGAATTCTACTTTTTCTTGATTACTTAGTAAAATCCACTCATCTTGCATAGCAGGGTTTTCTACTAAAGAAATACCATACACGCCTTGACGTTGTTCATCTGAATAAACAGCTTCATATACTTTCATACACTATAAACAAAAACTATGTATGATTGTTTTAAAAGATGATTAACCTATAGTTGCTGTTTCTTTTATATTTCTATCTAAAGCCTGTTGTGAAGTAATATTTGAACCTACTACAAACGCCTGTAATGGTTTATCATCTTGCTGTAGTGATTGTGCTAATTGATTAGTGCCACTTGCACCAACAACGTTAAAACTAGGTGAAGCGCCACCACTTGCGCCTCCACCACCCAAATTTGGTTGTGATTTTCCTGTTGGGTCAACGGTTAATATTTTTTTTATTTGAATAGCGCTAAAAGCTGCCGCTAACCCTGCTTGAACAATAGGGTATGCAGGAAATACAGTTGTTACTGGTGAAGCCTGCGCTGTTGTATATGCGTTTTGTACGCCCTCAATTCCTTTTATAGTTGCTTGTGCTACCGCTACAGCTTTACCTACAGCACTACCCTCGCCTGCTATCGCTCCAATTAATGCTAATGTGTTTTGTGCT